GGTGCATCATCACTGAACACCCTCGGGCAGAGATGCAAGGGTGGAAGTCACTCCTGCCCCCTGGCAACATGCAGGTGCCCGATCCCAAGCTTAGTTCTGACTTCCTCTCCTGGGTGGTGCAACACTCCAAGGTTGATGAACAAACCTGGAGGGACCTCTGGGCAACCTGGTCTCTCGAGGATCTCCGGCGCATCTCCACAGACTACCTCATGCTCCCGGAACCTGAGAAGAACACTGATGCCTATGATGGCTGGCTGATGGTCGGCGAGATGTTGACCTTTGCCGGTCTCATTGGCTGGGAGGATGATGATGGTGATCTTAGCTTTGGCTCCAACCACACCTATTGGGGGCTCTTTGGTGATCCCGCCACCGTTCGCAAGAAGGTGGATGGCCTCTTCCATGACATTCGGACTGGTGGCTCACGCCACCCAAGCAACCACCACCTCTAGCCCTGAAGCTAACACTAACTCAGAACAGGTCCTCCCCAACCCACCAGAACCCAGCTTTTGGCACCGGTTGATTGATGGGGTTACACCCCCCCAGGAACCCCCACTTCTCTCTGCCATCACTAGTCTTATCTCGCTCCTTGGTGGCCTAGCCAACCTAACCTTCACTGCCCTGGTTGAAAAGGTCAAGCCCGTGGCCCTCCTCACCATCCTTCGGGCTCATGGCTGGAGCTTAACCATACCCTGCCTTACTGCTGTCCTTGAACTCTATGGGATGGTGCGTTCAACAACCGACCTTCTGATTGATGGTATCGGCTGGTTCATTGACTTTATCAGTAAACACCTCCCTTGCAAGCTCCAGGCTGGAGGGGGGGATGAATCTGATACAGACTTGGAGGAGCTCTATACAGCAGAGAATCCCTCCCGTCTCTCCCCCAGGATCATACAGCTTATTGGGGCTGTTGCTGCACTGCCAGTTGCACTTCTCCTAGGCCGTGCGGCTTGTCGGCCTATTCTGCGGTTCTTAGGCTCACTCTCACGTGTGAACACCATAGCAACCTTTGTGAAGAATGTGGCTAGCCTGGTCAGCTGGGGGAAAAATCACCTTGCCTCCCAGCGGATTAGGAGAACTATTGGGGGTCTCATCATGGTCGAAGATGAGGTGGCAAGGAACATCAACAATTCGACAGCACCACAACTTGAAGCCTACTCCAGCACAATAGACCAGCTCTTGGAGGAAGCTCGTGAACGTCAAGTCTCCCACCCGGGGCACCCCTTACTCTCTGCCCTAACAAAACATGCCTCGGACCTTAAAGAGCTCCAGAATCAGCTTCGGGGCAAGCTCTCCCTACTTGCCAAGCGTGAACCCCCGGCCTTTTACCTCTTTACTGGCCCACCTGGTATTGGCAAGACCACACTTGTGCAACATTTGGCAACCCGTCTCTCACCCATTGCTCCCTCAAACTTCCCTGGGCACCTAGACCACTATGACACCTACAACCCGGGGCCTGTCTGCATCTGGGATGAGATGACTAACACACCACCTGATCTGATGGTTCAACATGTCCTGGGGATGGTTAACTCCACACCATATCCTCTGAACTGCGATCGACCTGAGAATAAGGGGATGGTTTTCAACTCACGTGTTGTCTTTGCAACTAGTAACCTCCCCACCCCTCTGGATCCAGGACATCCCCTAGCCGGCGCCTTTTACCGGCGTGTTCAGATTATTGACTGCTCCGCTCCCACCATCTCCAACTATATAACTGAGACTGGGGAGATGCCACCATCTACTCACTACCGTCAGGATGGTAGCCACATTACCCTTCGGAAGCGACCCCGTATGGCCTATACACCCCAGGGTGACCTCCTAACATCTGATGGGGTCGCCCGCAAAGGGCGTGTCTCTCCCACAACACCTGATGCAATTCTTAGTGCCCTCCGTGGCACTGTAGTGATGGAGTCAGGTAGGCGTATTCTTCTGGTTGTTGATAAGAACTGGCCAGAGGCGCTTCCATCCAGTTGGATGTTTGAATCCCGTGGCCACCAGGTGGATGTCGTTGTGGATGGACCAGAAACCAACCAAGAGGCCAATGTCCTGATTCTTGCAGTCATGAATGCTAATGACTGGCCAGCCCATCGTGTGGCTGGTCTCTTGAAGAAGGTTAACCCCGCACTCTGGTCCCTAGCGTACGTGGCTGGAACACCTGAGGTAGTGGTCGCCTCGAAACGGATAAGCCCCTGTGACCTGATGGACCATGTCAAGCGCACCTGGACTGCCCCTCAGAATTTTCGTGAGGAACAAGGCTGGCATCCTGACTGGCCGGCCTACTATGCTAAGTGTCGTGAGGCAGGACGTCTACCAGGCTATATTCTCCTGGGAATAGACCCTGCCTTAGCACCGGACCTTGCGACCCATCTCCATCAGTGGGCAGCTAGACGGGGCATCCCACTTCCCATCTATGATGGGACTAAGAACCCCTGCGCAGCAATTGAGCGAGCTGAGACTGAGATCCTCACTGCAATTGTTATGGTCAAACCCATTGATGACCCAGACCTTAAGGTCACCCACTTCGACCCAACACGACCTCCCGGCTTGGCCCTTTCGGACGTAATTCAAACAGAGAATAATGATGCCCTGGAGAAGTTCCTAGGCCATGTCTGGGCCCCTGGGACCATAAGCCCCCACATCCATCACAGGATAACACCAGCCTGTGAGCTAGATGTGAGCGACTCAAGCACTGGGGTTGGGGCTGTCATGAACCACTTTAGCTTGGCCAGTGGTGTGCGTGTCATCTGGCAGGCCTGGAAAAATGCTGGTTCCACCTCACAGTTTTTCCAGACCCTCTTGACTATGGCCGCTCGCCCCGAACCGCGGTTAACTGTCCTCCATTGGGGCGACTCGACCTACTGGCTCTACACATCTACCTGTGTTGGCTTTGCAATCACCCCACGCATTGCTCCCCACCGCCTACCAGGCTGTGCACGGCCCCGACCTGCTGGGGACCGTTCACTCTATGGTCTCCTCAGCGAGATGCTAAGTACCTTTCTCACTGCACTTAGGAATGCAGCCCCCCTCATTCTCACACTCTATTCCTGGAACCAGTTGAACTCTACTGAGATGGAGAAGAAGAAGGGAAAGACCAAGCATGGACGTGGTCGGAAACACCTTGGGGGTGGTCGAGGCCCACGCCTCACTGATGAAGACTATGATGAATGGCAGCAGATGCGAGAAGATTGGCGCGAGGATGTCACTGCTGAACAATACTATCAAGCAAAGTATGGTGAAAACCGTGATACAAAGACCTCACAACGGTATGATGCCTGGCGGCGCCTCAAAGATCTTCGCGCTGGACAAAATGATCCTCGTATGTCCCGCCCTGAAACCCGCCGCGAGGCTGGTCTTGTCTCACGACATCACGGACTCTCAAGACAGGACCTAGGCTTTGCCACCTCGCGCGCTGAACGGCGCCTCGCCACTTATGATGCCTCTAATCCAGGTGATGACGAGGCCCCGCGTCGACTGCGACATCATATGGAGGGTGGGATAACCTCTCCAGTTGTCCCCGCCCTTTCTGGCTCACTTGAGGTCGGCTGGGCAGTTCATCTTGGGTCTGGCCGTTTTATACTTCCTAAACATCTTGGCGCAACAACGATTGCAGGTCACCCCTTCGTTGTCTGTGGGCTTCGTAATGTTGATTTGCTCTTTGTGGACTGCCAGGCACTCCGCTCTATACCCCAGGTTAGAATTGGTACAGGTCACCCGGTCAAGCTGCATGGGCGGGGCTATGTGACCGCTGCAAAGACTACTGCAACACATCTCCTCCCTGTTGGTACAGTCCAGGGGTATTCATATAACCTCCTTGTCGGTGTCACCAAGCAGGGCGACTGCGGTCTGCCCCTCTATGATGCAGCTGGTGGTGTTGTCGGCATTCATGTTGCAAGGAACCAGGTTGGCTCGATCTGCCTTGCCTACCAACAACTCACTGAGGCAGCCGCGAGACCTCTACGCTCGTTCCGCGGTCTTGACGTTGTTGACTCTGAAGTTCCTAGTGGTCCCCCAATGACTGTGACCCGCTACTGGGTAGCACCTGGCATGGAATTTGATGAACAAATGCCCTATCAGCCGGGCTTGGTTGGCTCCAACGATCCTAGGAACCCAGCACCACTTGTGACCATCCTCACCTCAGGTTTGGCCCCCTATACGGACCCTGGACCAGATATCCCACCAGCGGAGCTTGCCCTAGCACGTGCACAGGTTACTGCTGCCCTTCAGGCACTCATAGGTGTTGAAGTTTCTCCCAACCTGGACTTTGCTGCTGCCTGGGGCTCGCTTAATAAGGATACATCTTGTGGGCCTCTGGTGCCGGGCAAGAAACGCGACTACATGGATGAAGCTGGCACACTTCTCCCAGGAGCCCTTCGTGACCACCTTTCTACTTCCTGGGGGATTGCCACCACTGGGAAAGCCCTGCGTCATATCTACGCCCTGGCTTTGAAGGATGAGCTCTTACCAAGAAGGAAGATCTATGAAACTCCCAAGAAGAGACTTCTCTGGGGATGTGACGCTGGTGTTGCACTAGCTGCTGCTGGGGTCTTTCAGCCTGTCTATGAGCGCATTAAAGCAACTGCTGCCTGGGGTCCAATCTCTGTTGGCATCTGCTTGGAACGACCTGAGGTCTTTAATGCATTTCAACATCGCTTTGGTGGCTTGGTATCTTGCCTTGACTATTCTGGCTGGGACTCAACCATGCACCATGCCGTGATCACTGCGGCTGTTGAGATCCTCTCAGTCTTTGCAGAGGATACCCCCCTCACGCACTCTGTGGTTTCCACCTTGACCTCACCAGCCATTGGCTGTTTCATGGGGTGTGAGGTGACAGTTAAGCGTGGTCTCCCCTCTGGACAACCTGGGACCTCAATGATCAACTCAGTCTGTCACATGCTCTACTTCTGTATGGCCCTTAATATCTCGGCCAGGGGGGCTTGTCTCCCACCCCTCCAAAACCCTATTCTTGACTGTGAGCTTGCAACCTATGGCGATGACTGCATTTACAAATTCCCCACTCTCTATCAGGGGGCCTTTGGAAACTTTATCCAGGCACTTCGTACCCTGGGCCTGAAACCCACTGCACCGGATAAGACCTCGGACATAGCACTTGGCCTCCGCATTGTCTACCTCAAACGAGAGCTCCGCGATGCTGAGGGGAATTGGAGGGATGGACCTGTCTTGGACCTGGATTCCATCATCAGACAGGCCTACTGGGTCCGCGGGACTGCACACAAGGATCCGAGAGAGGTTGCCACTAGGGTCCATGATGGGCGTGGGCTCCAACTTGATCTGGCATTGGCCGCCCTCTCACAACATGGTCCAGAGGTCTTTTCTCAGAATGTACATCCCTTCATACGCACAGCCCTGGCCTCAGGTTGCCCGATCTCCCTTACGACCTGGGAGGTTGCACATCAGTGGTGGAAAGATTTCTCCGCAAGCCTTAGCACTGCGGAAGGAGACATAACAACCTTAGTCATGTCACCAAACGTTGATTATGTTATGGAGGGTGTCACCACACCCCCGGCCCCTCGGGGCCAGGCGCCTACGGGCACCCCACAAACAACACAAGAACTCTCACTCGCCACCTCTGGTATGGTGGTCACCGCTCCTGACACAGGAGTACCGGTGGCCCCCCAGCCAGTGGCCCCTCAGGCCCCAACCATCATTGAGGCCTCAGGGGGAATCACTACCTTGCCCCCTGACATGGCGAGTATGTTCGTGCAGATTGGGCGTCTTGGATGGAATGGTACCAACCCAACTGGTACTATGCTCGGCACCTTCGATCTTGGCCCTAGCCTGAACCCTTTTACACGACTCATCGCTCAGGCCTACTGTGCCTGGGGGGGTGGCTTTGAGTTTCAGGTCATGCTCTCAGGCTCAGGGGCCTATGGTGGTCGCTTACTGATTGGCATCTTTCCACCAGGAATTAACCCAGGTAATCAGGATCCAACAGCTTTTCCACACTTCTATGTGGATGCGCGGGAATCATCTCCAGTCACCTTCCCGGTCCCTGATCTTAACCCTGCCCGGTACCATTCGACAACTGGTGCCGATCTCACAACTTCAGTTGCCATCTTCGTTGCTGCACCTCTCTTGAATCCCTTTTCAGCGAATAATGGCTACTCCTGTGAGATAACCATCCTTGCCCGCCCTGGTCCTGACTTTGGCTTTGCAATGCTCCGCACTCCAACAACCACAGAGGTCACAATTATTCGGGATGCACTTGGGCGCAGTACGGCAGGCTGGCTTGGGTGCCGCTGGGCCACCACAATTAACTCCATTACACCCTTCCTCGGCGCAAGAGACACCCGGGTATATAATCATTTCACTTCCCAAGGCACGACTGCTGGCTGGGGCAATGGATGGCCCTACACTCGGATTTATGTCAACATCTACAACACAACGACCAACCGTCCTAGTAACCCTGGTAGTGGTGGCCTCGTTGCGGGGCAATTTCTCTCAGTGCAGGCTGCCCCAGACTCTGGGCAAGCCCCAGCAGTCATACCTGGAATTCCTCCCGGGTGGACTGACTTACCCACTTCTCAGATTACAGTTGGGCAAGGTGCCGATCCTACAGCAGGCACTGGTGCTATGTATGTTGGTGTTCTTGCCACCCATGTTGCTGGTAGTGGTCCAGATATCTCTGAGGCCTACTCTGAGAGACTTTTCCAACAGAATGGCATGATCTCAGGTGGTGCCACTTCTGGCACCATCCTGCCTGTCCCCAACAATGTTTCCAACCAGACCCTTGCCTTTGCCATTGGGGAAACTAGGACTGGTTCCTCAGCCACTGCAGCACAGACTATCGTGGCATCATGCATGTGTTGGTTCACTGCCACTAACACCTCACCTGGTGATAATGCCCTCACTGTTCCAGGCTATAATGGTCGAGCTGCCCCCTACCATCACACGATCTTGTCATTTAACTCACACGTACCAACAAACTATCCTGGTGGCGGTACTATTGGATCCTCACAGCCAGTTCCCTTGTCATCCACACTTGCTGCCAACCCCTCAGATGGCTGGGACTCAACTAGGATGGCTGTCTGGAATCTCACTGGCGGTGGCTATACCTGGCAATTAGGCATGCTTTCAGATGGGACTATGGTGACTGGCAACTTCACCGGCACAGTCAGTTTGACCACACCACATGAGATTAGTTTCCAGGGGTTCTCGAGCATCACCGCCCCTCTACAGCCCCCAACGCCGAATGGGAACGATGCGGCGTTTCGTCTTGTTAATTGGTAATGGCTGCGGCGGGGTTTGCAGCCGTTGCTGGGGGTGCCAGCAACCTGATTTCATCCTTGGGTTCCACAGCAACAAACGCTGCTTCATTAGCCATTCAGAAGGAATTGGGTGAAAAGTCTCTGGCAATCCAACAACAGGGTCAAATGCTCTCAGCGGTCTCTCCCTACATCTCAGCAGATGCCTACATGAAGACCATTGGTTCAGCCATCACTGCGCGTTACGATGCCCTAACAGCCATGGGTGTTGATAAGTCTTACGCCATGATGCGCTCCCTTAATCCCAACTGGGGTTACACCTTAAACGGTAACCACACCATGCCTGAGGTCAGGACACCAACTGTAGGCTCGGTGAGTGCACCGGTTCTCTCACCCCTGCATCTCTCCAACAACTTTCAGAGCACCCAATCATATACCATCAATAATGGTCAGGCTACTGATCGCCAGTCCAACTGGGGCTCAGTGCGGGCCAGTTCCTGGGTTAACAACCCCTCACAATACTCGAGGGACACAACGATGTCTGGCACACATGGCTCATCCATTGGGACAGTGAGTCCGTTCTCTTCAGTTCGGTCCTCTAGCTCATCTAACAGTAGCTTCACTGTCCTTAACTGGGAGGGTTATGTCTATAATAGCTGGCCAGGTCGTACCATCTCAACCCAAACTGATCCTCACACCACCCCGGTGGCTGACGCTGGTGTGCAGGCCACAGTCAGTAGTGCTGATGCTTCTGTTGGCACACGTCCTAGGACATACAGATTCAACTCTAGCAGGAGCAGCTGGAATCCAAATGCCTTCCGGAACCCCCAGATGGCAATTGACTTGAACACCCCCCATGGGGGTCCCCCTGCAAGATATCCCCGTTGATATCCCTTAATCACAACAGTGAAAATTTCTTTGCTGATTATCTATAGTTTAACTCTAATGGTAAGGTA